AAGGGTGTTTCGGAGCTTGTCAGGTGCGCGCTGGATTTGTATTTTAAAGAGGCCACTAAATGCCAGTAGCCGCCGATATCCGCCTTATCTCCCTCTCCGATCAAGTGCGATGGTTGGAGAAGGTACTGTTTGCCATGCAACGAGCCAACAAGCCGGAGAATGAGATAGCGTTGCAGGAGGCTTGCTTGTTTACTGTAAAATCAAGAATGGAAAGTCTGGGGTTAAAACATGAATGATTACGATTCTTTTTTATCAAGTAAACGCCAACTTGGAAATAGGCATGGGTTTAAACCTAACTTCATGCCGGATTGCCTGTTTGATTTTCAATCCGAGTTAGTGGATTACGCTATAAATCAAGGACGTTCTGCAATATTTGCGGATTGCGGTATGGGCAAAACCTTAATTGAATTGGTGTATGCTGAAAACGTAGCTCGTCACACTAACGGAAATGTTTTGATTTTGACGACATGCGCCGTCGCCGCTCAAATTGTCCAAGAAGGGATTAAATTCGGCATAGATGTTACACGGTCCCATCATGGCGAAATAGGCCGCATAACGGTATGCAATTACGAAAGATTACACCTTTTAAACCCATCGGATTTTACCGGAGTCATATGTGATGAGAGTTCTATTTTAAAGAACTTTAAAGGCAAGATGAGACTCGAAATCACCATATTTATGCGCAAGGTACAATACCGCTTACTTGCTACTGCCACGCCTTCTCCTAATGATTTTCCTGAACTTGGAACGTCCAGCGAAGTTTTAGGATACATGGGACACATGGACATGCTGAACAAGTTTTTTAAAAACGACCTCAACAATAGTTCAACCGGCAGAATCGGCGGAGAGGTAATCAAGTGGAGATTGAAAGGACACGCAAAACAAGCTTTTTGGAGATGGGTCGCTTCATGGTCAAGGGCCATAAGAAAACCATCGGATATGGGTTATGAAGACGGTGATTTTATTCTCCCTGAATTGACCGAATCGGAACATGTGGTAGAAGCTCGAAAGCTTGCACCGGATATGCTTTTTGCCCTTCCTGCTGTTGGTATGAAGGAACAACGAGAGGAACGAAGAAGATCTGTCCAAGAACGATGTGAGAAGGCCGCTAGCCTCGTTAATGATACCGGTGATTATGCAATAGTGTGGTGTCACATGAACGACGAAGGGGATTTACTGGAGAAATTGATTCCAGATTCGGTGCAGGTATCCGGCAAAGATGGTGATGAAAAGAAGGAAAAGAAACTGATGGACTTTGTGAATGGTGAATATAGAGTACTGGTTGTCAAGCCTGTCATAGGGGCTTGGGGTTTAAATTTCCAGCATTGCAATCACATGACTTCATTTCCATCTCATTCTTTCGAGCAATATTATCAGGCTATCCGAAGGTGTTGGAGATTTGGCCAAAAACGTCCTGTAAAGGTCGATGTTATCACTACTGAGGGTGAGCATAGAGTTTTAGCCAACTTGCAGCGTAAAGCAAAACAGGCCGACGAAATGTTTAACAGCCTGATTGCCGAAATGAACAACGTACTCAAAATTGACAATAAAAAGTCATTCAATCGAAAAATGGAGGTTCCATCATTTTTATTGTAAAACGGCGGTGCATAAGGTACACTCCCATTAACTAAACAAAGGGGGTGCCAAATGTATAAGTATTATCCTAGTGTTCAGGTTGATGGAAGGCAAGTTAGGAAACACAGGTATGTGATGGAGAATTATTTAGGTAGAAAACTGCTCTCTTCGGAATTAGTACACCACAAAAACGACGATGTAAACGACAACAGTATAGATAATCTAGAATTGACAACACGGAGCGATCACAAAAAGCTACATAGAGAAATAGGGGCAGGTACACAATTTAAATCAAAAATAAATGTAACCAAAGACGAATTAATTACTATGTATAAAACCATGACCTTATATGGGATAGCAGAGGTCTTCGGGGTAACACATGCAGCCATTTTATGGCACATGAAAAAACATAATTTAGGGAGGCGCAACCGTGGTAATAAACCAAACGGTAACTGATAAATACGCACTATATAATTCTGATTGTGTCCAAGGGATGAAGGGTTTGCCCGACAAATCGGTACACTTCACCATATATTCGCCGCCTTTCTGCGGGTTGTATCAATACAGTTCGCATGAACAAGATTTGTCGAACTGCGACAGCTACGATCAATTTTTTGAGCATTACGAGTTTGTGGTTAAAGAGATTGCCCGTATCACCCTTCCGGGAAGGTTGTCGGCGGTTCATTGCATGGATACGCCTAATAGCAATTGTGGAAGGGATAGTTATAACGACTTCCCTGGTGACATTATCCGTCTTCATCAAAAACACGGTCTTGAATATATCGGCAGGCATGGCATATGGAAAGAACCACTGGCCGTGAGATTAAGAACCATGCAAAAGAATCTTGCCCACCAAACTCTTACTATCGATTCAAGCCTGTGCGGTATCGCTTCAATGGATTATCTTCTTTTATTCAGGAACAAAGGTGATAACCCTATACCTGTTTCTCATCCAGTTGGTTTATTGAACTACATTGGCGAACGGGTAATGCCTCAAGAAATTCAGTGTTATAAAGGCCACGAAGGGAAACAAACCGAGAACCGTTTTTCTCATTGGATATGGAGGCAATATGCTTCTTCCTTCTGGGATGATATACGAATCGAACGAGTATTGCCTTATCGTCCGGCAAGGGACACCGACGATGAAAAGCATGTGCATCCTTTGCAACTGGATGTTATTGAACGTGCTATCACATTAAGGACTAATCCCGGCGAGGTTGTATTGACCCCATTTATGGGTGTTGGGTCGGAAGTATATGGGGCTGTTTCTCTTGGTCGCAGAGGTATTGGGTTTGAGCTTAAAGAATCCTATTACCGGCAGGCCGTTAAAAACGTGAGCTTTGCCGAAGTCGAAGAACACGAACAAACTACATTGTTTGGCTAATACAAACCGTCACCAAAATCCATCACTTTTGTACTATGAGGCCAACATGACCCCAAAAGAACTAAAAGCAATACAAGAACGCATCAAGTTTGATGGCCCTGCGACAGCCCTATGCCGGTTCATCCCCGCGCATGCGGGGAACAGCACACTGCGCATCATTCGCAGAAGGGAACATACGGTTCATCCCCGCGCATGCGGGGAACAGGCCGACGAGCGCACCGCCGAGACCGGCGTGCGCGGTTCATCCCCGCGCATGCGGGGAACAGAATGCATAAGCCCGTGGAAAAAAGGTTCTGAGTGGTTCAAATCATCTTTGGAACATGCGACAAACGTTATCAGGCAGGTCTTGACAATGAATGCGATGTCTTGCATTGAAGAAGATGTCTAATGGCTAAAATCACTCTCCCAAACAACTGGCGTCCCAGACCGTATCAACTCCCAACATGGTCATACCTCGAAAACGGCGGCAAGCGCGCTGTTGAAGTTTGGCACAGAAGAGCCGGAAAAGATGAAGTGGCACTTCACTGGACGGCCTGCGACGCTATCCAGAACCCAGGCAACTACTGGCACATGATGCCGGAATACTCTCACGGTCGGCGCGCTATCTGGGATGCAGTCAACCCCCATACAGGCAAGAAACGCATCGATGAGGCATTTCCTTTAGAGATCAGAACAAAAACCAATCAGCAGGAAATGAAAATAGAGCTGGTAGGCGGTGCGGTCTGGCACATTGTCGGCTCTGATAATTTCAATGCGTTGGTAGGATCTCCACCTCGCGGTGTTGTATTCTCCGAATGGTCCCTAGCTGATCCTAGAGCGTGGGGCTTCATTGAGCCGATACTAGAGGAAAACGGCGGGTGGGCGATATTCCCCTACACTCCGAGGGGAGCGAACCACGGCAAGACGATGTATGATCATGCTATGCAGCACCCTGATTGGTTCGCTGAACTACTCACGGCTGATAGTACCGGTGTATTCACGCAAAAACAATTGCTCAACATCCGCGCGGGATTGATCTCAATCTATGGCGACAACGAAGGCGAAGCGCTTTATAATCAGGAATACAACTGCTCATTTGAGGGATGTGTACCAGGAGCCTATTACTCGAAGCAAATGACAGCCGCAAGACAAGAGTTCAGAATTACCCGCGTACCGTACCAGACCGGCACAGAGGTCGACACGTTCTGGGATTTAGGTGTTGACGATTCAATGACGATTTGGTTCGTCCAGCCGGTAGGTAAATCATTCCATGTGATAGACTACTATGAAAACACCGGATTTGGGCTTGAACATTACGCGAAAGTGTTGAAAGATCGTGGATACAATTACGGCAATCACTGGATGCCGCATGACGCAGAACAGCGTGAGATGGGAAGCGGGGAGATAGCCAAAAGCCGCAAAGAGATTGCCGAATCATTAGGAATCAGGCCGATTGAAGTCGTCCCCCGCGCAAAGAACATGGATGTAATCATCAACGTGCATATTCCCGCAGTGCGTATGATCCTGCCGTTGTGCTGGTTCGATGCTGAGAAGTGTGCAAAGGGTATATCGGCACTAGAGGGCTATAGGGCCGAATATGATGAAGTCAAAAAGAAACTCGGCAACAGGCCATTACATAGCTGGGAATCACACGGTGCCGATTCATTCCGTACGTTTGCTGTTGGCTACACGCCGCAATTAGCAGAGCGTTTTAGGGCTGCAGCAACCGGCAATACAAAACAGGCAGAAGCATGGTCCCCATTCGATTAAAAAAATATGTTGACAAACAGCACGATTGAGTAAATAAATAACACTCAAGGGGTAAACTATGGATATTCGGCAACTCACGGAAGCAGATATCCCCCAAATTATCCACCTTGGAAGACTCATGCATGATGAGTCACAATACTCCTACCTTCATTTTTCCCCCGATAAAGTAATAGCGAAATGTAACGATGCACTCGTAAATCCCCAAATCCGGTGCTGGGTGACGATCAAAGGCGAGACAATAACAGGCATGATGGCAGGCCAGGTGTTTGAGTACGAGTTTGGCCAATCGTTAATTGCTAGTGATATCCTTGTTTTCGTCTCACCGGAGCATAGAGGCGGCACAGCGTTTTTAAGGCTCGTCAAGGAATACATCGAATGGTCAAAATCTCTTGGCGCTGAGTTGATATTCCTGAATCAGACCACCGGAGTTAATCAAGAAGCTACGGGCAAATTATATCAGAGAATTGGTTTTGATCCCGTTGGTGGAATGTACGTGATGATTATAGGAAAACAATCAATGAGGACTAAACAATGTTAAAAAAAATCATATTTATCATCAAATCAGTGATGCTATTCCCGCTGTTCGCTTGCGGTGGGGGACCTCCCCCGGTACAACCATATAAACCAGCCCCGAAACTGGAAGATCCCTCAGTGCAAGAAGCGTTGCGCAAGGAAAAAGAACTCGCCAGCAAGCGCCGTGGGCGGCAATCAACTATCCTGACACCAATGGCTACCGATCAGAATCAGCAAAAAACCCTATTAGGGGCTTAAAGGAGACAAAGAAATGAAACGATTTATTGCGTATGTTGTTCTCGGATTTCTTGTATCAACCAGTTTGTGCTATGCCACGACAATCAGAGATAAAACCACTTTCACCGGCCCAACGACTATCAAGGGAACTATCCAGGGGGCTACGCCATTCGTCATGGAAGGTGCCACTGTTGACGGTTATCAAACATCCGTAGCGGTAACGGACCCAACTGCAGACAGAACGGTTACAATCCCCGACGCAACCGGTGAGGCCGCTATCAACTGTATCGCATCGCATGATTATGATGATTCAGTTGTTGACTGGTCTATGACAGTTGCGGAGGCTAAATGCTCTATGGCGGTTTTCACGAATGCCAGCGGGGCGGTAAATGCTATTCTGCCTGCGGCCTCAGCCGGTAAATTCCGTACAGTTTATAACAACTCCGGCCAGGCTGTGACATTGAAAGTCACCGGACAAACCGGGGCATCGGTTGCAACAGGCAAGTATGCTATATTCACCGACAATGGTATAGATGTTATAGAAATCTACGAACAGCCGTAATGGAACAAAACCAGACTCTCATAAAGCTGATTACGGGCCGTCAAACGAAGCTCGAACAGACCAAAATCAGCTTTAACGACCGGATGCAGGACGTTGCGGACTACGTTTGTCCACATCGTGACGATATTCTGGGCAATCGGCTGCCAGGAGAGAAGAAAGGTACAAAGATATTCGATGGAACTGCTGTAAGTGCCGCTGTTCTGGCTGCTGATGGTATCCACGGCTATCATGTATCCCCTGCTTTCCCTTGGTTCAAGTACACAATGAACCGAAAAGCGGCAAACAAAGTGCCGGAAGTCAAAGAGTGGCTGGAAGACACGGAATTTAACATCTACACGGCGCTGAATCGGTCTAATTTCTACTCAGAAATGTGGTCATATATCTACGACGGGTTCACTATTGGCACAGCTCCGATTTATGCCGAAGAGGATCTGACAGACGGTAGAATCATATTCGAGGCCGTCCACCCTGGCGAAGTGTACATAGCCGAAAACAAGTACGGCGAAATCGATATTCTGCACCGTAAGCGCAAGTTAGCCGCTCGAAAGCTTGTACAAATGTTTGGGGAGAAAGATTGCCCTCAGTATGTCTGTAATGCCTGCGAGTCCGATCCGTTCAAAGAATTCGAGGTAATCCACGCTGTTTACCCTCGAGACGATTACGACGACCGCAAGAAGGACGGCAAGAGTAAGAAGTTTGCATCAGTGTGGATGGTTACACAGAGCAATCACATTTGCCGCGAATCGGGAATGGATGCGTTCCCTTACAATGTGTGGCGATATCTCAGGACGGGTAAAGACCCGTTTGGTATCAGTCCTGCACATTTGGCAATGTCGGACATCAAAGGTCTAAACCTGATGAGTAAGACCTTGTTAGGTGCTGCTCAACTGTCTGTTGACCCCGCTTACAACGTCCCGGCGTATTTGGAAGGTAAAGTCCAACTCAAGCCACGCGGCCTGAACTATCAGAAAAACGGCGACAGCATAACTCCTATCCACACCGGCCAGGGGTTCCCGATTGGTATCGACCGTGAACAGGCCAAGCAGAGAAGCATTCGCGAAAGGTTTCATGTTGACACATTCCTGATGCTGGCTAACCTCGAAGGTAGGGGACAACGCACAGCTTACGAAGTTTCCCAGATGATGAGCGAGAAAGCCGCTGTGCTTGGTGCAGAGCTTGGGCCGCTCAACACTTGCCTGGATAACATCCTCGATCGTGTATTTGATATCGAAACTGCCGCGGGTAGAATTGCTCCACCTCCTGACGTGTTACAGGAAATGGCAGAACAAGACCCCAATTTACGGTTTGACCCTCAATATATGGGACCACTGGCACAAGCACAGCGAGAGAGGTTCCAGAAGGACGGACTAAGCAAGTTCTTTATCGACATTGGGCCGATAGTCCAGGCCGATCAGAACACGCTTGACCTCATTGATACTGATGCTGTTGTGTTGTTGATGGCGGAAAACAACTCTGTTCCGGTCGAAATACTGAGGCCAAAAGAAAAATACGATGCTATCCGCGAAGGCCGCATGAGAGCCCAAGAGCAAGCAACACAACGCGACGCGATTGAGCGAGTTGCCCCGGTTATGAAAAACATGGCAGAAACCGACGAAATATCAGGCGGAAAACTGTCGGAAATGATGGGAATGAATGCGTAGACTAGATTTGTTCCCAAATAACGATCTAATCAGCCTGTATCGGCAGGTATTCTCGTCTGGCGCTGGTATGCAGGTTCTGTCTCACATGCTGTATGATTTGGGCGTATTTGTCGAGATTACCGAGGGCGCGGAAGATGTCGCACTGAAAAACTACGGTACCAGATTGGTAAATATTCTGGCAGGTGGCGAACCATCGCAGGACAGTATTGAACAGTTTACTAAGCGTCTTATGAAACAACCGTTGCCGAAACCGGTAGAGGATTGAAATGGCCGTCAAGCAGAGCATGTATAAAGGGTCATCGAACGTAAGCGGGATCGTCAATGGAAACGTCACCGACGACTCGCCATTACAGACTAACGGTTTAACGAATACTGAACTACGAGCAACACCTGTGCCGGTATCCGGCCCCCTCACGAACACGGCATTACGAGCGGCACCGGTTGACGTATCAGGGCCGTTGACGGATACACAACTAAGGGCGACGGCAATACCGGTGACTGCCAGCGCCGGGACAAACCTGAACACATCGGCACTCGCCCTCGAAGCCGGGGGTAATCTAGCTGGTATCAAAGCTGTGACCGATCAACTTGATTTTGACCCGGTGACGACACATCCACTTGTCATCAACCATGACCACGGTGAAATACACGATGGAAACAATTATTTCTATACCGATCCGGTAACGCTCAACGCTGCTGCCGTACAGGATTATTTGATAACCACACCAAACACGGCGGTAAGAGCGCATTTTCTGTTTGACATTGTTTATCTGTTTGTGACTGAGATTCAACTGTATGAAGGGGCCGACCGAACAGGAACGACGCTTCAAACCACGCACAACAGTTACCGTCCATCATCGAACGTGGCGGCAACAACCGTTCACAAGGGGACATCAGGCGGGACCACTGACGGCACGTTGATATTCAACTATCAGGGTGGTCTTTCAACCGGAGCGGGGGCAACGCTTGTAACGCAAGGCGGTACGCTGAACGGTAGAAACGAGATAGTTTTAAAGGCCAACACAAAATACATCTTGAGGATAACGTCTTCAACTGCAGCGAACCTGATAAATACGCTTTTAAGCTGGTACGAAATTTAAAACAAAGGAGTAGCCCGTATGAAAACGCCGCCTATTGAGATTAAAGAAGAAAAAAAAGACGGTTTAGATGTATTGTCAGTCAAATATGGGAAGATAGTGTGTGAGATTGACAAGCAGCTAATTGCAGCATGCCCCCCCTGCTGGCAAGGTGATTTTATTATTGGTGAACTTTATCCATATATTGAGGCTTTTTACCCAAATATGAATGTTATGGAGCTTATACGGATAAAGGGTGTTGTAGAAGAGTACATGAGAGGTAGCTGTATATGAAACCCGAAACAATAGAAACCGTAATTCGCCACTTGAAAGGCATTGTTGCTGCTTTGGAGAAAGAAAAAGATCATTCTAAAGACGGATCGTTTACATTCAAATGCAACGGTACTATTCCACGGGATGAAGTATATATTTACCAAGGAAAAGAACTGAAAGGTAAAATAGTTAATATAGACGGAACTATTTATTTAACTAAGTAAGATCAGAACACAACCAAACAGGGCACGTTTCGACCTCCCCTGAAGACCATCACCGTAAAACCGGAATGTGTTTTCAGGGGTATTTTATTTTAAGCAAAGGAGATTTAAACGATGGGAGATCAAGCCAACCTCGAAAACGGGGGTAACAACGATCAATCAGCAGACGGCGGCGATAAAGCACCGGCATGGACAGCGCAGCTTGACAAAGACCTGCAAGGCAACGAGAGGCTGACCCAATTCAAGACGATTGGCGAAATGGGAAAGACTCTGCTTGAGTTGGAGGGCAAGAGCAAGAACGCATTATACATCCCGGGAGAGACGTCGACCGACGAGGAAAAAGCGGCATTTTATTCAAAACTGGGGAGGCCGGAATCACCGGATAAATACACATACACACGCCCCGCCGATTTGCCGCCAGAAATACCGTACACAGCCGAAGTCGAGACGGTGTACAAGCAACTGTTTCACAAGGTTGGTTTATCCGATGCCCAAGCAAAGGAGATAACCGAAACACATCTGAATCTTGCTAAACAGGGGCTGGAATTACAGCAAAAAACGGAACGTGAAGAAACCGAGAAGGCCATCAACACCCTGAAAGACGAATGGAAGGGTGATGCTTTCAAGGAAAACTCCGAACTGGCTGTAAGAGCATTCAGGGAATTAGGTGGCGGCGAAGAGGGCAAAAAGTTTATCGAAGAAACAAAGGTGAACGGAATACCACTCGGCAACCATCCTATATTCCTCAAGATATTCGCAAACATCGGAAAACAGATATCCGACGACAGAATCAACTCAGGTCGTGACGGAAACAACGGGGAACTGTCCGAAGAGGACAAGGCTAAAGCCAGGTTCCCGAACACTAAATTTAAATGAAGGGAGTAATATAAAATGGCACTTCAAACCAGCACATACAGTTTTGTCGAGCAGGCAAAACGCATTGATCCTTCTGGTAATCTCGCAAGGATTGCCGAAGTCCTTAACAGAAGCACCGGCAACATGCTCGGTGATGCCCCACACGTTGCATCTAACGACGTATGGACCAACAAAACCACCCGCAGAGCTTCACTGCCTACCGGTTCACGCCGTAAGTTGAATGCTCGTGTGGCCGCCTCCGTATCTCGTACTACTGAGATCATGGATGTGATTGAAACAATCGAGGATTACTGCGACGTGGACGCGGCTTTGGTTGATTCTATGCCGTCTCCTGGTATGTTCCGGTCGATGATATCGGATGCGTTCATTGAAGGGCTTGGACAGACAATCGCATCCGATATCATCTATGCCGACTCGAATGCGGATCCTGATGCAATGCATGGCCTTGCCGCCCGTCTCAATACGCTGGATGGTCGCTTCTGTATTGGTCAATCTGGTACCGGTTCTGACGTGACTTCGGTATACATTGTTGATTGGGGCCTGGATAAAGCACACTTCATTTATCCAAAAAACATGTCACCAACCCTTGGCGTACAGCACACCGACAAAGGACAGGTTACCTCCGAAACCACATCCGGACTGATCGAAGTTTATCGTGACCACTTTGTTGTCCGCTGTGGTCTGGTAGTTCGTAACCCTCGTGCAATAGCCCGTCTTGCAAACGTCGAAACAGCAGGAACTTCCAACCTGTTTGACGAGGACAACCTGATTACCCTGCTCAACAATATGAGCAAAGGACCGGGACGCACTATCTACGTCAACGAAACGGTGTTGACCCAGATGCAAATTAAAGCCAAGGATAAGTCGAACATCTACTACACCCCTGGTGGAAATGCCCTGTCTGGCGAACCGCCTCTTTACTTCCAAGGTGTACCAATCCGTCAGGTTGACCGCGAGATCCTTCTCAATACTGAAACAGCTATTTCTTAATAGCAGAAAGGAGATAATCAAATGAGACGAGATTCACAACTTGTATTTACCACAGCCCAGGCTATTTCCGGCGCGGCTGCAGACGTAATCGTCCTGACCGATCAGATACTGATCCCCCAGATGAAAGACCACACCGGGACCGCTACAAATGACCGGCCAAACGTATCCGGTAAACTCTTTTGGAACTGCATTGTAGACGGCGCCGATCTTTTGGCCGCAGTCGATGGATGTGTTATCACATTCGACCTCTACGCAGATAGCGACTCCACCCCAACCACCGGGGGGACTGTTATTGATTCGTTTGCAGTCACCGAAAATACCCCATCCGAGCATAAGGACGGCACGTATCTGTTCAGCCGCGCACTTCCTAACGGCACATTCAGCCCTTACCTTGGGGTAACTGCAACCCTGACTGTCCAGGCGCTTTCAACCGGCAAGGTAACTTCTTGGATTGGACCGCCACTGCAGCAGGGCAAATAACCACATAGGGGCGGGGACGACTCGCCCCTTCTTTTAAGGAGCACGTATGCCAAAATTTATAGTCAACGAAAATTTCCAGTTCTACGGGATCATTCGCCGGGAAGGCGCAACGGTTGAAGTAACCGAAGAAATCCTGACTGTTGAACTCGAAAAGGGAACTAAGGAAATTACTGACAAAAAAGGTAATGTCACTATCAAGCACGTTTCCGGCCTGCTTAACCATTGTTCGCCTGCCGACAAAGACACAGCCGATTTGATCAACGCGGACATGAAACCACCGGCACCGGTCGAAGAAAGCCCAGAAGACAGAATAGCCGAAATCAAGGATGCCATGGACAAGATCGGTAAAGCCTATGATAACAGGTGGAGCCTTAAACGCTTTGAAAACGAACTCCAAAAAGCCAGAATCGAAACGGGTCTGTAATGTCTGCCTCAGTGGTTCAAATATGTAATATCGCGCTGCTTAAATTCGGGTCAACCACAATCACCGAACTTGGCCCCGAAACTAAAGAGTCGAGGGCGTGCCAAGTATTCTATCCGCTAATGCGTGATGAGTTGATTTATTCGCATCCATGGAACTTTGCCATGGCAAGGGCAGATATAAGCGCACAAGTAGCGCCTGTCCCGGCTTTTGGGTTTGATTATGCCTATACACTTCCAACTGATTGTTTGAGAGTCTGGGAGCTTATAGGTGATTCAGAATGGGCGGTTGAAAGCGGTCAACTCTTAACGAACCAAGATACCGAAATTTACATCCGATATATCCGAAGAGTGGAAGAATCAGGCCGATTCACTCCGTCATTCGTTTCGTGTTTCGGGACATATTTGGGGGCGGAACTCTCCGCCAAGCTTGCAGGCGATAAGAGCATGAGACAGGCGCTTTTACAAGAACTGCATGAAATCCAGCTACCTGCTGCTTACAGCCTGAACGCCATGGAAGGCAACCGACCGAAGCACAAGGACGAACAAAGCATGGACAACGGAAATTATTCATGGGCTAAGGAAGGTCGTTGATGGCACAAGACTTGATCCAGACAAATTTTACAGCGGGTGAATTTTCGCCACTACTTGACGGTCGCACAGACCTGTCCAAGTACGCAAACGCTGTGCATGTCATGGAAAATTTCATCAACGACCCTCGCGGCCCTGCCGTTTTCCGTCCTGGATTTAAATACATCACAAGTGTCAAGAATAGCGCCAAAAAAACCAGATTAGTACCATTTCAATTTTCAACTGAGCAAGCTTACATGCTTGAATTTGGCGATCAATACATAAGGTTTTACAAAGACAAAGCACAAATACAAGTAACTGGCGTTCCTTATGAAATAGCATCCCCGTATCTTGAGGCGGATATTGAAGATATCGACGTCAGATGCCAATCCGCCGATGTCCTTTACTTACTCCACCCGAGTTATCAACCACGCAAATTATCCCGTACAGGCCACACATCATGGGTACTGTCGGTTATCAACTTTAAACCTCCCGCAATCAGCGAACAAAGCTTTAAACCAGTAGCAACACTGACCCTCTCGGCGGTTACCGGAATAGGCATAACTGCGACGGCAAGCGCTGCAGTTTTCCTCTCTGGCGATGTGGGCAAAACCATCATATCAGGGGCGGGTGTCGGGTCTATCACCGCGTTCACGTCTTCAACCGTAGTTGAATTGGAGGTCATAGACGACTTCGCGTCAACATCCCCCATAGCATCCCAATCGTGGTCAATGAGAGGGACGCCAAACAAGAGAATCACACCCGACACCGATAAACCAACCGGCGCAATAGTTACCGTAGCAGCATCAGAAACGGTGAATGATTACGTTGATCTTTTGGGCGAAGATCAGAATTATTGGACGGTGTCATCAGTCGCAGGAACCTATTACCTGAGAGACAGCGCGCCAGGGTACACGAGCATCAAGCCTGCCGGGGTGTTGATTAGCGGTATCTGGATACCAGAAGGTGTAATGGGTTCGCTTGGTATTGAGCAATGGGCGTTTGGTGACAACGATACACTCGGGTTCGATACGATCTATATCCGTCTCTCCGATGGCACGGATCCAGACACAAAAAGCACCGTTGACACTCCCAATAACAGTTATGTCAGAAGGTCGCCAGTTCCTGCAAGCGCGGAGATATTCCGGTCGTCGGACGTGGGGAAATACATCAGAGTCCATGGCGGTCTGATCGAGATAACATCTATTGTCTCGGCGGGATCGGCTAAAGGTGTAATTCTTAAAGAACTAACCGCGATCACAGATACAAATAACTGGTCACTTGAATCCGCCGTGTGGTCTTCCACAAACGGATATCCATCATGTGCGACTCTATACGGCGAAAGGTTGGTTCTTGCAGGTTCCACAGCATACCCGGAAACCATGTGGGGATCGGTAGTCGGAGGTTACGAGAACTTCACGCCTGGGGTAGATGATTCTGATTCTTTTGAATTTACCCTTGGTGGGAACCAGGTCAAAAAGATATTTTGGTTGGAAGAAAAAGAAGCCTTGATTGCCGGAACTCCAAACGGGCCTTGCCGGATAGGGCCGGAAGACTCAAGCCAGCCGTTGACCCCGTTGAACGTGCAGGGCAAAAGGAGGGGTACAAAAGGCTGTGCAGACTTGGCGCCTATCACAATAAACGAATCCACGCTTTATATCCAGAAAGCGGGAGCCGACGTTAAGTCGGGAAAGAAAATAAGGGAATTTACCTACCAATGGGAACAGAACGGATACACTGCCCCCGACCTCCTTCTGCTTGCAGAACATGTATCCCAAGAGGGAATAAGCGGTATCACATTCCAGGAAGAACCAAACTCAACAATTTGGGGATGGACTACTGACGGGAAGATGGTATCTTGCACATATCTCAGGGAACAAGACGTTACCGGCTGGCACCGTCATCCAACAACCGGGACGGTCACAAGCATGGCGTGTATCCCTGGTGTTGATAACGACGAGGTATGGCGGGTTGTGACAAGGACTATTAACGGGCAGACTGTGCAATATATCGAAGTTTTAGCCGAACCGTTTACAGACACGGAAGAAGAATATAGAACCAACAAAGGGCTAAACGCTTTCTTCGTGGACTCAGGAATAACGTACAGCGGGGCAGCAACTACGACTATCACAGGACTGTCTCACCTGGAAGGCGAAGAAGTGGTTATCCTCGCAGATGGGTCTTATGTATCCCGCAAGACTGTAACCGGGGGTCAAATCACTTTAAACACCGCTGCGTCAGTAGTTCACGCAGGGCTGGAATACACCGGAACCCTGCAAACAATGAGACTTGACCCGCAACAGGCCAACGGAACGTCACAAGGCAAGGTTAAAAAGATTCACGATCTTACTGTTAGGGTTTACCGTTCAGGGGCTTTCAAGTGTGGGCGTGACGCTAATAACCTTGATTCGATGTTTGACAGAGAACGCACATTGATTATGGGCGGCGCTTATCCGTTGTTTACAGGTGATATCCCTGTCGGATTTGATGGGAAGTGGGAAAGGGACGGGCGTTTGATGATTGTTCAAGACAAACCCATGCCTCTTACAGTGGTGGCTCTCATGGCGGAGGTGACAACCAATGGATGAAATAGATATCCTTACATCACCGGTCCAAAATATTAGAAACAAAGTAGCTTTGATGGAATCCGAAATGAAAAATATGCCACAAGTGGTCATGACTCCAATTCACCATTTTGCTGATGGTCTATACGGAAGAGAGATCCTAATACCTGCAGGAACGTTGGTTATCGGAAAAGTCCACAAACGAGAACATCTTAATTTTCTGATGCAAGGCGATATTACAGTATGGACGGAAACCGGAATGAAACGGGTCCAGGCACCGTTAATCCTCAAATCGTACCCAGGTATAAAACGGGTGGGGTTGACGCACTCCGACACTATATGGGTTACTGTCCATGCCACTGACGCACGCGAAGGATGCGACCTTGAAGAACTTGAAAACGATCTTACCGTACCGACCATGGCTGATTACGATTTATACATTGACGAACAAATCAAAATGATTTTGGAGGTAACTCCATGAGCATGGTTTACGTTGCCGTTGCTGTTGCTGTTGTGTCCGCAGGTGTATCCGCGTATAGCCAATATTCTGCTGGCGAGAATGCCGCCGAAGAAGCGGATTACAACGCCAAGGTAGCAGAGCAAAATGCCCTTGCGGAGAAAGATAAAGCCTCCTACGACGAAAACATACACCGGGACAACGTACGTAAGCTGTTAAGCACTCAACGCGCCTTATACGGCAAATCTGGGGTTGATATGACCGGAAGTCCATTATTGGTGATGGAAGACACCGCAGCCAAAAGCGAGATTGACGCCCTGGCAATTCGGCACGGTGGAGATATCGCAGCAGCACAGCAGAGAAGCGCGGCGACTCTTTCCAAAATGAGAGGCAAAAACGCGCAAACAGCCGGTTACATTGGGGCAGGGAGTTCGTTACTATCCGGCGCATCTTCCGCACTAAAAGCGAGTAAATAATGCCACGTATCCCGACATATCAGAGACAAGGCACCGTATCAGGACAAGGACCGAACGTAGGCGGGTCTTTCGGTGAGCAAGCAGTACCGAATGCCCTTGCCGGGGCTGCTGTGGTTATTGGCGATCTTGGCAATACCCTTCTTAAACGTCAGCAAGAGATTAAAAAAGAGGAACAATATTACTCGACGCAACGGATAGGAACACTGGTAAATGAAGAAGCCTTGAACTTTGAAAAAGACAGCCTGTCTCGTAAGGGGACAGACGCTTTCAATAGCATGGAATGGGCAGACGAATGGAAAAAGTCGGCTGTTGGAAAATATACCAAAGATCTCACCGATGAGCGGCAAAAGTTTGATGTTTCTCAACATATAGAATCGCAAACCCTTAAAATAAAGAATAGCCTTTCTAGCCACGAAGCCAAACAACGCGATGCGGTTGCGGAGGATACCCGAATCGGCGCACTTGCCAGTGCTTCGAAATCGGCTTATCAGGGATTCGGGACGCTTGACGATAACCTCAATATCTACAACACGTCCATTATAAACGATCCCAGGTTAAGACCGACCGACAAGGAAAACAAACTCGTAGCCGGTCAGTCGGCTATTGCTGATTCCTATCTGGACGGAGTTGTTAATCGCAACCCTTTAGCCGCTATGGAACTTATCAAATCGGGTACGTTTAATAAATACCTCACTAAAGAACGACTACAGGAATTCGACACCAAAATTAAGCCCAAACTCCAAGCTTCACAGGTGGACAGTGTTATCAGCGAATTAACCCCTTTAATGCCGAAAGACCTTGACGCACCTTTTGAAATCGACAAGTTAATGGCTGAGGTCAACAAGAAAACTGCCGATACCGATTTGCGGAAACTGGTAAGAACCGAATTAAAATCGTTGGCCGCCGATCGTGCCGCTGCTGGCAAAGAACGATTCGATTATAACTATGGCAAAATCGCTGATGCGTGGGAAGTTAACCCGAAACTAACCACAACCACTATCATGAAAATGCCGGAATTTACAAATCTGACTATCGCACAACAGGGCAACGTTCTCGCCAAAATACGGCAGAAGATCGAACACAGAGACACCACGGAACGCGCGACACGCGCAAGCGAACGGAGTGCAGTAGCGGCAGAACGAAGCGCAGACGCGGCAGCAGCGGCAGCAACACAGCAACGGTACGATGCATCCTATTACTATTACCGTTCGCGCCCTGAATTATTTGCTGCTATGCCTGAAAACGAATTTAAAGCATTACGGCTCGAAATGGGTGATAAACAGTTCGCCCACTTGCAGGATGACCGCAAGAAAGCCTCGACACCGGAAGCATTAAGAGACGCAACTACTCACGCAGCAACCATCAACAATGTTTTGGACAAAATACCAGGATTGGACGATTCCGAAAAAGCCAAGTATTTCACCAAGAACAAAAGTGCCATTGCCGCAGCCCAGAAACGCAAAGGATCACCACTTTCACCGGCAGAAGCACAAACGGCCATAGTCGAGAACATGCAATTGGACTTTGTGAAAGAGCCAGGACTATTTGGAGGTAAAAAGCTCAAGCGCAAAATTGAAATAGGCAAGGAAGACAAACCCGTCGACATCCCGGCAGATTATGCCGCCAAGATCGATGCATTGGAGAAAAAGCGCGGTAAAACATTTTCTCGTGAACGAAGAGTAGCCCTTTACAATGAACTATTGAAGGAAGGCAAATAGTGTCAGTCGAAGATTTACTTGCACAATTTGACGAGGAAGACTCTAACGCAACCAAGTCGGCTTTAACCAAGTCGGCACTGATTGCACACGATACCAACCCTGACCAGTACGCCGCTAATCGCAACAAAACGATTAAGCGCGGTCTGCCGGTTGCGTTAGCCGCACCCGCCAAACGTCCGTCGAGTTGGGAAGATGCTAGCATTCTGATGGACGACTTTAGCAGGCTAGTTGACAATTCACCCTATACAGCCGCTTTCCTTTCCAACCCAGAAAACGCCAAGATATCTTACGACGATCATCCGAAACTGACCAAAGTGGAAACCGCTTTGACCGCTTTGAAGGGTGCCGGTAAAAATATCGTTGGCATAGCGGAAAACGTGGCAAACCAAGTCACTCAGTTGGGCGCAATGACGCTAACGGCAATCCCAAATATCATTGGCAGCACAGGGGCGGAAATAGCCGGGGCGATCGTCAACGAGCGTATGCCGACACTTTCTGGTATTTCGGATAAGTTTCACGAGAATCTTGGTGTACAGATTTATCAACCCCAGACAGAATCAGGCAAACAGCAGGTCGATGCAACCGGTAAGATAATGACCGCTATTCCTGCCGCCGTAGACGCGATAGACGCCGCGACAGGTGACACATTCAAGCGCAACTTTCCGAATACTTACGCAGGCGTCCAGGTGGCCGGAGAATTCGCTCCTTGGGTGGTATTTGGCAAGGCAGTTCATAGCGGAATAGCCGAAAGACCCGCTACTATCTCAGATGCGAATGCTAACAAGATTCTTGATATAGTCAACGTAGCCAAAGAATCCAAACTTGCCAAGCGGGACGTTGAGACGTTCAAAGACTTTACTGCCTCTGCAGGCGAAATGCCTACCGTCACCATGCCGGTTGAAAAGTTTGATTCACTACTGGCGGAAAAGAAACTGAAACCGGAAGAAGTGCTGACCGATACGACACAGTATCATGAGGCAAAATTCACCGATAAGCCGGTTGAAATACCTGTTTCAGATATAGCCGCCAACGCGGAACATATCACGCCTGAGCATATCAAGGATATGAGCGTAGACAGTAAGCCGTCGGTAAGGGATATCGAAACAAAGATTGAAGCAGAAAAGGTGGCGGAAGGAAAACCTGAAGAAACACCAAAACCGGAAACCAACGAAAGCCGACTTGCCCAACGGGCCGAAGCTGACGCCATCGAAGCCAAACTGACGAAAGATTTCGGCGCACTTCCCGAATACAAAACCATGTCCATGAAAGACCAGGCCGACCGCGCTACTTATATCATGGAAGCCGACTATGAAGCCGCTAAACGTATGGCTATGGGTGAAGAATTACCCCCAGAAGGCGTACGTGAAGCCACTATGTATGAAGCGGTCAAGATCAGGGCTATTAAGGAAGGTGACGTTGAAACCGTCCGCAAACTCGCCACAGAGTCAACCGTTCCAACAAGGCTAACTGAGTACGGCCAGGCCATCAAAGCGGCTGACTCTCGTCTTAATATGGACCCTGTAAGGGATATTCAGGAAGTCATTGCGGACCGGAAAGAAAACGCCAAAAAGCAAGGCCTGTCTCCCGAATCAACCGCCAAAATTGACGAACTTACCGCCAAGCTGGACGAGGCACAAACCAAACTTACATCCTACGAAGAGGAACTTGCCAAGAAGCACGCCGAAAAGGTGCATAAGCAGGTTGTCACCGAAATAGCCAAAACTACCCGTAAGACTACCAGACAGTCAAGCAGAGCCGCGCTTGATGCTGAATTTAAAGACCTGACTAGCAAACTCAATTCCATCCTGAACCCCAATAAATTGAATGTTGGTATTGACCCCGCAGCTATCCCGGTGCTTGTCGAAATGGCAAAGAATCGGATTAAAGCCGGTGTCCTCACCGTGGAAGGTGTTGTTGATTCAGTCCACAGCGAAGTACAACGCTTTATCAAAGGCGTTTCGAAACGTGAGATAAGGGACGCTATTTCAGGTTATGGCGAAACCTCGAAGATGAGCCAGGACGAAATCAATATCCAGTTAAGGGAATTGAAACGCCAGGCGCGTTTGGTTTCGGCTCTCGAAGATGCACAAGGTGGCGAATCCCCCCAACGGTCAGGGCTCCAACGCGACCCCGTAAGCGACAAGGTTCGCGAACTGCAGAAAGAAGTCAAGCAGGCCATGCGGGAAAGTGGTCTTGATGTTGACTCCACCAAATCACCGGAAGAACAATGGAAAACTGCGCAGGACGCCAGAAAGACCGCTCTTAAAAATCAGATTGCCGACCTCAAAAGACAGATAGAAACCGGCAGGGAACTGGCTAAAAAAGAAGCGGTCAAGTACGACGAAGAGGCAACCAAGCTTGCCGCCGAACGCGACGCCCTCCGTACCAAGTGGCAGGAGAAAAAGACCTTACTCGAAGAGATGAAAAAGAAGGGTGTCCCCGACGAAGACCCTTTGATAACCGCTGGCAAAAAGTTCATGGCTGACACGGAAAAGCAGATCAAGGCCAAAGAGAAAGCACTCGATAAAGCCATTGCGGAGAAACAGCGCCGGATTGATGAACACGACCTTGAACCGAATAAGAAACAGAGAGCCACACCACGGACGCCTGAAATTTCCGAGAAGCAGTCGCAACTTGATAAACTGAACGAAGAATACAAACAGATGCAAAAGGACGCTAAGCCGCCGAAAGACCCCGAAGCGGCACGTTTGCAGTCCTTTAAAACCCGCATTACCAACGAAACCGCGAGACTCGAAAAAGCCCTTGCCGACGGTGATTTTGCCAAGAAGGAAAGAACGCCCGTTACCCTTGACGCGCAAGGCAAGAAGTTAAAAGCCGAACGCGACAGGGCAAAGGAAAACTTCCAGTCAGCCCAAAGTGCAATGGGTACGGTATCGAAAGAAGAAGCCGCGCAGATCGTCCGTTTGTCAAAAATAGCCTCAGACGCACGAGACGCCATTGAGAGCGGCGGCAACCGCCTGGACTATGGTGCTGCAAGGGTGGCTTACGAAAACTACGTAAACGACCTAAAAGGCGCGAACGCTTCTATAAAGACTTTGTTAAAGAACCACGCACAAGAGTTGAAAACAACATGGCAGGACAACAAGTCAAAAGCGGTATGGGACGCCGGGACGGGGGCATTGAAGACCATCACCGATAACTCTATTGCAATGGTAGCTTCCCTTGATAACTCATTTTTAGGCAGACAGGGCTTAAAAACCTTAATGACCCATCCTTCGGCTTGGTGGCCGGGTGCAAAAGCATCATTCTCGGACTTTGCCAATACTCTTGGAGGCAAAAACGCCCATGACGCGATGATGGCCGATATTGTGTCGCGCCCCAATTATCTTAACGGCGAATACCAAAGAGCGAAAATTATCGCACTTACGGAAGAACAGTTTCCTACTACGTTACCGGAACGTATCCCCGTAATCGGAAGAGTTTTTAAAGCATCCGAAGCAGCCTTTACCGGTAGCGGTATGAGAATGAGAACGGATCTTTACGACTTGCTTTCCACCAAGGCCAAGGAAAACGGCGTCGATATGACCAACAAGGCACAAGCTGAAAGCCTTGGAAAACTCATCAACTCCCTAACATCAAGGGGGCAATGGGGGAACCGTGGGCAGTCCGGTGCTATAAGACTTATTCTATGGGCGCCCAAAATGCTGAAAGGTAATATTGATGTATTGACCGCTCATAACTTTACAGCGGGACTAGAAAGCAAATTTGCCCGCAAAGAAGCCGTTGTGAATCTGCTTAAGATCGTCGCCGAAACCGCCACGCTAATGTCTATCGCAAACGCTCTCAAACCTGGTAGCGCGGAGTTGGATCCAAAAAGCACCGATTTCGGAAAGATCAAGGTAGGAGAAACCCGCTTCGACATTACAGGCGGCGCGGCTTCAATCGTAACTCTTGCAGCGAGGCTTTTAACCAATTCGTCAAAAAATACGCAGACCGGCCTTGTCACCGAATATGGTACAGGTTTTGGGCAAAGGACTCTATTTGATGCATTGATTGATTTCATCACCAATAAAACCCCTCCCACTACCAGCGTCGTGGTAAGCTGGCTGAAAGGTAAAGATAGGGAAGGCGAGCCATTTACAGGGGGCAACGCTACTTATCGCGCTTTCACACCAATAAGCCTGCAGAATGCCATAAAAGCGAAAGACGATGTTTCCGCCGATAAGGTAGCTGGGGTACTGGTTGACTTAATAGGTATCAACGCCAATTCATACAGCGACGTAAGCAAACAAAAACGGGATATAATAAGTCGGATCAGAAACGGTAAGCCGTTATTACCGGATCAACAAACCGTTTTTGACTCCATGTCTCCAAAAGAACAATCCAACATCGAAAAGCAGACCGAAATGACTGCGATACAGGCCGCTTTTGATAATCTGGATATTGGGAATGCAATTCATGCTTGGTCGAAAGCCACTGATTCACAACGGGATGAACTTCGTGATATTTACGAAAGCAAAATTGATAAATACATGTTAAAAACGGATATCGAAGGTGAAGATTTGGACGAGTTAAACAATAAAATACAGAACGCTGAAGAGCGGAAATAAAAGGAGGTATCAAATGAAGACAGTAATTTTAGCGGTGCTTTTGATTTTTTCCGTATCGATGGCGAACGCAACCGATTTGACAAAAGTCGGATTCAGGGCGTTTTCTTCCGCAACATCGAAAACCTGTACCGTATTCGGTATGAGTGACGCTCTTAAAAAAGACGGCTATCTGAAAACGCCGATTCAAGGCTTTTCGCCTGATTCCGCTTATTCCAGGTCGTATGTGTTAGGTACTAAGGGATTCGGTAATTATTCTACCACCGGATACACAAATAACATTACTCTGTCAGCAATGAAGTTTACTTGCGTACAAACCGGAACCGCTACTTTGGAACCGGTCAAGATTTATCTCAATGGCGTTGAAACTTTCTACTTGACGCTTGAATCAGATACTTTCGTATTGGGGAGATAACATGACCGTATCAATTGAAACAACCAAAGTATCTTATTCCGGCAACGGAGTCACAACGGTTTTTAGTTATCCGTTTAGGATCTTCGAAGACAACGATATACAAGCTGTCGTAACTGCAGAAGGTGGGGCGGCAACCGATCTTGTATTGAATACCGATTACAGCGTTACCGGGGCTGGGAATGTTGCAGGCGGCACCGTTGTTTTGACGGCTGGGAGCAAATGTCCTACCGGTTCAACTTTGACCCTTCTCCGCAATATGGAGTTAACGCAAGACACTGACTATACCGATGGCGAAGCCTTTACCGCCGAGTCTTTAGAAACCGTTATTGACAAACAGATGATGATAGCCCAGCAGGAAAAAGAAAAGAATGACCGTTCGTTAAAAATCCCTCACGGGTCTACCGTAAGTGTTTCACTACCTGCCGTTGTGCCGTCCGGTCTGTTTGCGTGGAACGCAGCAGGCAGTGCCGTCGAGTTTTTACTTTCTGCCCCTCCTTATATTAGTATTGCAGTTTCCGCCAGCAGCTACGGGGCCGACATTTCCGCCGCAATAACGGCAATAGGGTCATCAAATGTGACTCTTATTGTGGACTCACCTATCACAGTCAATGACAATGCGGTATTCCATGCGAATACAAACGTGGTTGTTCAGTCGCCGGGATTATTCGTTGTTGCCAGCGGTAAAACTCTCACCGGCCTGAAGGAATCCCGCCCGGAGTGGTTTGGTTCCGGCACGGACGCAGTAGGTAAAGCCATAGCAACAGGTGGAGTCGTCAAGTTACAAGATGGAGTTACTTACACGACTGCATCTATTACGTATAACGGTAGCGTCAAAATAGAAGGTTCTGGAACGCTGAAACATGCCGACAGCCAGTCAACCCCGCTAATATCATCAACCGGGGCGTATAACCATAAAATAAGCGGTATCACGATAGACGGCAACCAGGCGAATCAATCCGCCGACTTCGCCACAGTTCTAATTACCGGAGCGTCTTCCGTAGCCATGGATAACGTTACGATGGTCAACGGCAACGGAGTCTCGGAGGCAACAACAGCCGGTCGTGCCGGTGTCACATTCGTTGAATGCTCCAACGCCGTCGTCAACAACTCCAATATGTCTGCCGCCAAATACTCGGCTTTGATGTACAAAAAACTGAATGGCACCGTAACAAATACTTACGGCAACAGGGTATCCGGTGGCAGTTACAGCAGCAACGGTGGGTCCGGAGTTGTCACTTTCCTTTCGAACGATGTCGAGATATCAGGTGTTACGGCCAACAGCAACGGCGCAGGGATAGCCAACAGTGGTATATCTATCAACGGACCCCGTAACAAGGTTATTGGCTGTACGGCACACAACAACGATGCATCAGGGATTAATGTGGGGCATGACATCGACCCCGATTTGGACGCATCTGGTTCGATTGTTACAGGCAACCATACCAATGACAACAACTATGGCATTACAGTCGTAGGGGATAATACGGTTATTCAGAATAACATCACCGTAACCGGCAATCAGACGTACAGCAACACTGCCGCAGGTATTGCGATACCTAAATACGCCAAAGGATGCACGATTAGCCACAACACCACCCGTGGTGAATTAATTGGTATGAGGCTAGCTGGCGAACAGCACATCGTAATTGGCAATGATTGCGGTCTTACAAACACAGATTCAATACTCATTGCTGCTGGGGCTACCTACGTCGGTCAGGACATGATACTCAGTAACAACATCCTAGAAGGCGCTACAAATGCATACGTCAACACATCGGAATCAGGTGGCGCACTGGTCAAGGGGATTTTGAACGACGGCTATGTCGCTCGGGTTTCTCCAAACTCAGCCCACACCGGAACCACAGCGGAGACCCTGATATTTTCCAAACCAATCAGATCATGGCTGGTTTTGAACGGTTTGACGAGATTCAGAGTTAAAGCCTCGGGATTAAAAACCGGTACCGCAAGCAAAACTATTCGCGTGGAAATGGGTGCAGCTGGGTCAGGCACCGGTATTGTTAATCAGGTTGTCACTACCACAAACGCATGGTCGGTGGATGTTTTTGTTAACGCGGTCAGTACTAACGTTGGACATTATCAGGTACAGGTTTATGACGCCGGGACCAAATCGACAGACACATTCGGCACACAGACATTCGGGGTGAATTTCGGGGATACGTTCTTCGTGGAGTTATTTTTCCAGCTGGGCGATGCGGCGGAATCTATAACGCTTTCGTCTTACTCAATCGAACTGGTCAGATGATAACCGCTCTCGACATTATAGGGCAGTCAATGGCCCGCCTAATGGTTGTGCGAGACGATAGAGATTATCTGCCGATTGATGGGATTATCAATGACTTGACGACAGCGGGGAATAGGATACTCGACCATCTTGGAAAACATAAGTGCGGGGCGTGCTATAAAGATTCTAATACCGGAGGGGACAATGCCCGATAACCAGGAAACCGAAGTAGACAAGCTCCAAGACATAATGGAGTCCTTGCCCGACTCGACAGAGCATGTGGGAGTCGAACGTCGAGAATACTCATTAACCAAAGGCGATGTGCTGTTGATATACCGGATCGCCAAGGTAGCCAACACACCTCACGTCTGTCCATTTGAAGGTGAAGAACAAGAGACGTTGAAATCCAGAGCACGCAACATGATTAAGACTCAGCGCATAGCGTCAATGGTTATTATCACCGCTTTGGTAACAGGCATGGTAAGCGGAATATTTATGATGGTTAAGAGCTTTGTGATTAACTGGCTTAAAACGAACGGTGGTCACTGATGAAAATCTCCGATAACGGCATAGCGAAGCTGATGGAGTGGGAAGGGACAATTCTCCACGTCTACAATGACGCCGCAGGACTGCCGACTATTGGAGTCGGACATTTGATCCAGAAGGGTGAAGATTTTAGCAACGGCATCACTCACGACCAAGCGTTTGAACTGCTTAAAAAGGATCTGGTACGCTTTGAGCGTGTGGTAAATATGTACGTGAAAGTACCTCTCACGCAGAATCAATTTGATGCGCTTGTAGCCTTTGCTTTCAATGTGGGGACCGGAGCCTTTTTAGATTCGACGCTACTCATGAGGCTTAATTGCAGAGAGTATAATTCAGTACCAGAACAGTTGATGCGTTGGACAAAAGCGGGCGGCAAACAAGTCGCGGGTCTGGTAAACAGACGGCAGAACGAAATCGAACTCTGGGAGGCTCATAATGGGAATTCTTGACGAACGTATGGAAGACCTGGCAGAAACCGAACTGTTAAAATGCTTCTCGTCCTGCACCGGCAAAGCATGTTCACGATACCGACAATGCCCGATGTTCGCGGAGGTCGAGTTGTGAGTTACTGTGAGACGACAGGCGGCCTACTCAGTAAAGATTATCCGTGTCAACAGTGTGGGAAATGCAACGGTCAGGGGGTAAGACTAAATGGCGGGTCA